CATGCTTGCTCTACCATTACGTGGAGTTTATTCAGGTCAAGAGGTTCTTTCTTACCATTTCTCTTGACTACCTTTGTGCCGTTTGTCATATTTTTTTCCAAATGTTGAATTTAATTTTTGCTTCTAATCCACTGTAGGTATTAGATTCTAACACACTCATAACATCATGTCCAGCAAGGACCATATCATTAATATCTTTTTCTGTTATGTGACTTGGCCAGATGACGACTCTTTCGCCTCTTTCAATACAGTTTCCAATCCTTGAGACAATTTCTTTATTACGGGGTTCATTATCATAGACAAAAATAAGAAGGTCTCTTTTAAGATCACCAACTTCACCATCACTACCACACAGAGCCACACTATTGTTGACGAAAGTGCTGTCGAAGGGTCCTTCGACCACATAGACAGGTAATTTTGTATTGATTTTTTCAAGTCCATATATCTTTGGTACGTCCTCCTGGAGCATAATAGTGATATATTTATTAGGTGACTTGTCGAGTGCTCTGCCCTGAAATCCGATTAAATTCTTTTCCCCATCATACATTGGAATGATAATTCTAGGTTCATCTCTACCGATAGTGTCGAAAGTCTTTTTCTGAGTATTTGTCCACCATTTAAACCTATCAGCATAGTAAAACTTATCAGGATCTATTTTTCTCTTTTCAAGATATTCCTTTGCTACTGAGTCAGTAGATGCCTTAGGAAGATCAATGGATTTCTTAAATACAGGCTTAGCAAATTCAAACTTTGGTTTTTCAACAACAAAGTTCTTTCCAGTATGTCCCTCTTTAAATTTCTCAAGAGTGTATTGCTTATGTAATACAGGGTCAAGGTGTTTTATAAATTTGTTCAACGACATACTAGCACCACAATTGTGGCACTTGAAGTTGGTGTTATTCTTGACCGGATAAATGTATCCTCTTGTCTTGTTCTTGTTCTTCTGAGAGTCGCCACAAATAGGGCAACGGAAGTTATAAAGATCTGCCTTTACCTTCTTAAATTTCTGTAGGCGTGAAGAAATCAGTCCAATATATTTGGAATCAATTAAATCCATTATAAGGGGACTTTACTGTCCTCTTATTATACCTGATGAAACTTGTGGCGTCAAGAAGTTTTGTAGCAGTTTTTGACCTGGTAAGCTGACCATAAACGATACTACAGCAAGTGCACCAAATATGGTCCACATCTTCTTCTCCATGATACGGAGTCTTTCATCAATTTTCTTTATATCCCTCTCGCATCCATGTTTTATTATTTCTGCTTGTCTGTTTACTTCTCTGTGGACACTTTCCACTTTCTCGAAAAGTACAGCATCGATTCTATCTTGCTTATCTAACTTCTCATTATGGACAGCAAGCAACTGTCCCATCTTCACAGAGTTGTCTTGTAAAGATTCCACTACTCTCTCTAATCTTTCTAAAATTGCAGAATTTACGTTATGCTCTTCCATTTTTCAGATTATCTATCCACATTTTTCTTGAACCATATCTACCTACAGGGGTAGATCTTCTTTTCTTCTTCCTTACGGGAGGATCATCACCAGCTTCAACTGTACCAGCAATATGACCACTACCAACATTATTAGTAGGACCAACCATTCCCTCTTCTTTGAGGTTGCGTACAATAGAAATAATCTTATTGATATCCATTAGATTGCCTGCAGTTGTATAAGACACTCATTATCTTCTTCTATATCATGTATCTGAGTTTTAGGATATTCAGGTATTCTATTCAAGAATACAAGGAAACTTTTAATGGGAGACCACAACTCTTCTTCTAAATTGTAGAATAAAAGAGGTACAGCAGCGTCATTAAAGACATTGAATAAGACAATCAAATGATTAAGTATCAGGTGAGTTTTTAATTCACCTGAACTTTTATATCTTTTCAACAACCTTTTAATATACCTAATTCTCTTCAAATCATTCTCAAAGTCCTCCATAGTGAGGGCTTGAGGATTGTCATAGAATTTTATAGCAAACATCAAATAATTATCTTCATTCAGTTCATCAAATCTCATAATCTAACTCATGTTATCAAGCGTCAGGATACTTACCGTCGTCGTCAGCATCACCCATGATGGTGCTTCCAGCAACTAAGGTCTCAGACTTAACTCTAAGGTTTCCAGCATGGTCATTGTAAGTAGTAATTCCAACCCATCCAGCATGTGCTGGGCGATACTGAGAATTACCAGTTCTTGCAGTTTGTGTTTCGGCAACATCTACACCGAAAACGCTAGAAGTTCTGTTTGACTTAACATCAGGTGCTTGATATGCTGGATCTTCAATCGCAGATATAGGCATCTGTGATACGAAATAACTTGCACCAGCGATATCATTTGTTTCTGTGTGTGCAATCAAATACTGAGTATCTGCTACAGTAGCAGCAGTATTACTAGAAACGGCAGAAATAACTGCATGTCCATAAGTAGCACCAGCACCAACAATAATTACATCGCCAGCAGATACCTCAAATCCAGCAGTAGCAAATGTAGTACCAGCACCAGTGATTGCTCCAGTGGTTAGATTAATTCCAATCGTTCCACCATTCGCAACTAAATCTTTATTGCCCCATAGAGCCATGTTCTTTACCTTGAATCTTGTATGAAAATATTTATAAAAAAAAGAGACCTTAAGGTCTCTATAAAATCAATCGCGTGCCTTGATTGCTGCCGCTACAGTCTCTAGCAATTTATCATCCATATCTGTTTTAGTCAACTTCACTGCTTTACCCAGAATAACCAGGCAAATGTCAATCAACTTTTCACCAAGTTCTTCGTTATCAGGAATCTTGGAAACAGAGTCCATAATGATCTTGGACGCTAAAGGGAGGAGGATAGAAAACATAATCTTAAAGCGAGTTCTATCCTATATAGACACCTTTATGGTTTCTTAATCCTCATATCTGGTAAACCTAGTGTTGGTCTCAGATCATTCTTACGCTTACCAAACGCTGGATGACTCAGTGGCAGATCTTTTGTCAACTTAGAAGCAATATCTCTAACCTTAGGATCTAAACCTTCAGCTTTCATTGCATCCTTTACATTATCGGAAGTAGCAACCTTATCAAAATCTTTCTCTAACTTATCACCATCAGTCATAACAAGTGGATTCTTAAGACCAAGACCAGATCTCAACTTATTCTTGACCATTGCACGATAAGCATAATCTGCTCTCTTATCTCTGGATTCCTTATCCTTCTCCTCTTTCACTTCCTTCTTATCAGGGAGATCATCATGCTTAGTTGATGCAAATTTCTTTGCTTCTTTCTTACTCATACCATCAGCAGCCTTCTCAACTTCAGGAGAAGCATCTTTCATTTCACCTTTTTTCTTAGCATAAACCATACCCATGAATTTCTGCTGTGCTTTGCTGACTGCCTTCTCAGCAATCATTTCACCTTCCATTTCAGCAGAATTCATCTGAAACTTCTTACTACCACCAGGAACTGGTGGATTAATGGTAACTTTGTTCTTCTTCTTGCTTATATCAATAGTTTCCTCATCACCATTAACCTTTTCACCCTCATGAATGAATGCTTCTTTAGCCATCGCTTTACCGATTGCCTTACGACGATTCAGAAGATACTTATCAGTACCATCCTTCTTACCATCATTGTTTACATCACCATCTTCCTTACCGACAGGATCTAACTTGCCGGATGCTTTTTTCTTAGCTTTTTCACCTTCATATGGTGTACCATACTGAGACATTTCAACCTCAGCAATATTTGGATTTGCTCTCAGTTGATTAATCTTTTCACGAGTAGCCATTCTAACATAAGACTTACCACTCTTATCTTTAACTCTTACCTGATACTTTTTATCAGCAGATTTGTCCATCTCCTCTTCATAAACCAAAGTAATTGGTTCTTCTTTTTGATAGTTTTCAACGAATACTTTAAACATAGCATTTGCTACGCTATCCGTTGCACTATCTTCGATGTTAAAACTTTCAGTAGCCATGCCGCCATCCTTTCCAAATAAACTTTGTTTTACTAATGTTTTTTCTTCAGCACTCATACTGCTGTTCTGCATGTACTGAGAATATGCTTGGCGAAGAGGAATCTCTTCTCTTCTTGCACGATAACGAATATCATATACTGCCTGCTTGGCTTTCTTAGCAGGATCAGCACTTGATTCGCCAGAGTCACCACCTTTAGCAGCAGGAGCAGATCCACCACCGCCACCACCAGCAGTAGGAGCAGGGGCAGGAGCACTACCTCCCTTATTAGCAGCACCGCCACCTGGAACTACAGGATGCTTCCTTTTAGGAAGTGCCTCTTGAATATTCCGTTTCATGAGAAATTTAATTTTCTACTTTTTTCTATATTTATTTATGAAATTGGCTCCGCTTGGTGCTTTAAACTTAATTGCTTCTTCTGCGTTCTTACGCATACCGCTTGTACCAATCAACATATTTCTTTTACCAGGAAGTCTAAACTTTCTATCCATCTTAACTTCACTGTATTCTGTCAGGTCTTTAATCCAAGACTTGAACATTTGACCAGACTCAGTTACACAGATAAGATAGTTAGTTCCTCTACGAATAATACGACCAACAAGTCCTGTATTTAAGTTTTGAACCATCTCTCCAATATTAAAGATAGAATTGGAAATATAACTTTCTCTCAAAGTTTGGAAATCAAACTTAGGAGCAATCTCCCAGATGTTCCATCCTTCTTTAACTTGCATCGCACCACGAAGAACATCAAAGAGTTCTTTTGCCTCATCCTTTTTAATGTCTGGAGGAAGTCCTTTCATAAACTTATCAAGATCTCCTTCTGCAGCAGCAAGTCTCATCCTAGAAGCAGACATACCCTCAACCCCTTTAGCATCAGGGTCTCTATCACCAGATGAAACTACTTCAATATTATCAAAAGCATATAACTGACCATTATAGTTTCCAGATAATTTATCAAATTCTTTTATCCTATCTCCGCCAGCAATAATTCTAACATTAGAATATCCATCAGCATGAGCCATCTTCAAAACATCAAAGATCGTTTTTGAATTTGGATCATTAACAATGTTTGCACCATGCTCAGGATACAATTTTTGCATATAAGCAATCTTAGTATCTGGGTCTAGTGGATTCTTTTTCTTATCCTGACTGCGCGATGGGAAAATTAAATATTGACCATCCTCATCAGCTGCAGCAGATGCAGCAGCAACATCCATCAACTGTTGATGTCCTACTGTTGGTGGATTAAATCTGCCAAAAGCAACTGTAATAGTTCCTCTTGTTTTTGGAATCTGCAAAAATTCCTCAGGAGTCATATCCTCAGGTGCCTTCTCCATTGCTGGATCTTGTGCCTGTTGCTGTTGAGCAGCTGCCTGTGCTTTTACTTCTGGATCATTATATGAAGGAGATGCAACTTGCTTTTCCTTCTCAGTTTGTGCTGGATCTTTTTGACCAACCTTCTGCCTCTTATTAAAGAATTTGAGTTTTCCACCTTCCGTCTTTGCAACAAATTCTCCTTGTGGGTCATACCAACCACCATGACCATCACCAGTGAGATTTAGTCTTCGTGCCTGTTCTGCAGGTGAAGTTGCTTCTTTTAAGAATTGGAAAAAACTTTTCATCACTTAGTATTTCTTTTACTCAGTTCTTGTGTTATTGACTTTTCATTTGCAATCGCAAACTTAAGAACACCATGTCTTGTCTTTATATATTTATCCTTCATTAATTTTTTGTTTTCAGAATCAATCTTTTTCTGATAAAAGAAATGAATATACATCAAGAACTCTTTGAAAGTTCCAGTAAATTCACTAAGAAACTCTTTTAATACTTTGTCCATTACCAAGTGTCCCCTGACATTTTTAGCGAAGATGCTAATTGTATACTAGCATATTTAAATCTCATTTTCAGTATCCGTTGATTCGCTGCCGTAACTCCAACAGCATCGTTTCCAACTGGTGAAAATTTTATTGGTCCCTTAACCAAGTATTTTGTTTTTGAATTTGAAATAGGATCATACAATGCTGCAGTATATGGTGCTCTGGTTCCACTTCCTGTTATCTTTACATACGGAAGTTTAAGAATTTCTGGATCCTCATTCAACCATTCTGTTGCAATAAAAGTAATCTTCTGCTGCTCACTCATTTGATTTATTCTTTGCAAATATAAATCACGCATCTCATTTAGAGCCTTAGAAGAATATCCATCATAAACTTGCTTCTTCACACCAGGATTATCTTTCAAAAATTGTTTTCTAGCATCCTTCTTTTCTGGAAGAGAAAACTTTTCAATAATCATTTTAGAATATTTTTCATCAACAGATACAATATTAGTTCCTAAGTATTTGTCTATAGTTCCTATACCAGGATTCTTCATTCCTGCACCACCACTCTTAGTTGACTTTGCAGAGATACCATAAAACTTACCAGTGGAAAGTTCTACTAAAACATCACTAGGATTTAATCGTTGATCTACTTCAAATCCAATAATAGGTTGAAACTTAAATCCAGGTCTAGCAGTCCAATAAGCACGAACTGGAGTTCCATATCTATTTCTACTAAGAAACTGTAGGAACTTATCATACATTGCTTCAGCTCTACCAAGTTGCCACTCAACTTCAGACTCACTTACATTAGCGGTTCTTTTTTCGTACTGTTGAGCAGTTACTGTATCTGGAAACTCATCATTATTAAGCAGAAATGTGAGACATATCTCATTAATATCTGCACCTAATGTATTAGCGGACATTCTTTTTTAAATATTTATCCTTGATCATGTGGAAATCTACCACCAAATATTTGAATTGTAAGTCTAGGTTCTTTAATTTCATATGCTACTGGAGTTACCGCATGAGATTCTTTCTCATCATTCACAACCATTGTATTTTTCTTAGGAACCAAAGCTTTGATATGATTAGTACCTTCATCTTTCTTTTCTTGATATAAAAATATTCCGCCATCATTAGCAGACCATTCTTCATTTAGATATATGGTAGCACCAAAAGTATAGATGTGATCATTATGCCAGTTTAATGCAGTCAATGGTTGCCATACATTAAAGAAAACATTTATGTTTTCTTCTGATGGACAGTGCTGCCTAACTTCTGAAAATATCCATTCCTTTACTTCAAGATCAATTACACCTGAAGAAAGACAACTTGCAGGAATGCCTTTAACTAATTGCAAATCCCAAGTAAAATGACTACCAGACCAAACATAAGATTTGACCATCTCTTTGATCTGCTCTACACAGAAATGATTGAGTTCATCACTTATTGCATTTTCTATAATTTTCATTTATCATTAAGTTGTTTCTGAACAGCAATCATTTCAAGTTGAAGTTTAGCAATTCTATCATCATGATTTTTTAACCAACCATAATACATATGCTCTTCAAACTCATCTACAATTTTATGGTCTACATTATATCTTTCAACTGCCCACTGTGGAGGTTCTGTTGTCTTCCAAGGATAGAGTTGATATTCTAACTCAGCAACAATACCCCACATCCAGATTTGAATCTTACGAATCATTTTAAAATCCCCAACATACAGCAGAATAACGCTTACCTTTAGTAGCCTCTCTCACACCATGAGGATATAAAAAGAGAGAAGGAAATACAAGAATATCACCTTTACCAAGAGGTACTACATAATCATCCCAAAAAAATATTTCAGCACCTTCATAATCATCATTCAAATTGAGAACAAATGAAAGAATTGGAATACCTCTTTGTTTACCATCAAACATTGAGTAGATATGGTCTTGATGTTGACGCATAATCTGTCCTGGTGCATAACGATTAAAACGCAACCTACCAATCCCATGAAGAATAGTATTAGTTTGCTCAATGGGATATGCATACTTCTGAGTATAAACAGTTCCAGAGTGCATTACATATTGCATCAATGGTTCCTCTTCTTCATAAGAAGGATTCCAACAATCTAATTCTTTATTAATATCAAAAACTACAGTTTCAATATTTGGATTATACCACTCATGAGGTTTCCAATCTTTTTTTTCAATTTTTTGTACAAACTCATCACATAACTCAGCAGGAATAATACCTCGCTCAACATGAATAAAGTTTTTTAGCATTGAGTCAGGGTGGTTCAAAGTTTACCTCCAACCACACCATCATTCACAACACGACTTTGTTCTTCATCCCAACCTTCTTGTCTACCCTTAAGATAAAATCTAGTGTGGTCAATACACATTTGTTTGCTTAAAGATGTCACTAGCTTTTCTCCATCTTTCAGGGTACTCATCCACAGACCATACTTTTCCTCAACATAAAAGCAATCGTCAATGTATACAATATCAGAATCATTCATCTTTTTTATTGAATCCAAATGGTACTTCTTTTTCTTTTTCGTCGAGTGCAAACTTCATTGCAACACCACCAATTGCTTCCATAACTTTTAGGATGTCTTCCGACTTAGCACCTTCACCCAGTTCTTTTGCGATATACCAATACTTAGGCCAGAATGTTTCACCTGCCTTTTGATAATCTTCAAGGGTTAGTATCTTTTTATCATCCATCTACAACTTCCTCAATTTTTTCGTCCATCAATTTAACTACATTACGAACAACATTAATTCGTTCTGGAGCAAACTCATAACTATATCCTTTCTGTGCTTCAAAAAGAATTTGTCTTGCTGTAGCAGCAGATAGAACATCAAGTTCAATTGTTACATTTTTTTCAGTCATTTTCCGCTAGTGTCGTAGTTCATTTCATCGTCTTCTGCCTTAAGGCGACGAATGTCGTCATGAAGGCGTTTGACTGCTTCTAGTGTTTCGGGAGTTTCTTCCCATTCCCACTCATCACCACTCTTAGTAGTAAAAGTTCGTTTACTCATCATCCTCCTTTGCAATTTCTTGATCTACTAATGTAATTAGTTTCCTTACCCTAAGGATTTGTTCATCTGCAACCCATCCAGGTTTATATGCAGTGAAATGATAGAGTGCCCATCTCAAATCAATGAGTTGGTCTCGTGTTAGTTTCATCGATCATCAGATGCACGGTTCTCTGAAAAGTATATATCAAAGGTTCCTTCAGGATAACGCTTTTCTAGTTTCTTTACGTTACGAGCAATAACATCATCAAAACTAACACCCAAAGCCATACATGCTTGAGCAACATACCACATCAGGTCACCAAGTTCAATAATCAGGTGCTCACGATTGTCATCATTCCAGGGTTTACCTTGGAAAATAACTTTCTTGATAATCTCCAGAAACTCACCACCCTCAGCGTTGATACCAACACCAGCAGTGAGAAGACGTTCAATACTAGCACCCTTTTCGTCCAGTTCAACCAGACGATCAGAAAGAGCAACGAAATCAGTAGAAGCGTCAGAGGTGACGGCATCTACAAACTTTTCGTAGTTCTTGAAATCAATTTGCTTAGTCATGCTTTAAAAGGTTTTTGTGAATTGTTTTCTAATGTTTTCCAGGAACCACCAACACCACCATCCATATTTACTACGATGTCGTGAGTGGGAAGTTCTTTTCTTTCTCCAAAGTGATGAGCATACTGATCATCAATGGTTGCCATATCAATCGTTCGACCCCATTCAAGTCGATTAGATCTGTAAGTTCCCTTTCTTACTTCTGCTAACCATTTAGCATCAGATTCGGAACCACAGTCGGCAATCTTATTACCGCTACTATCATAAACAGAATAGTAAATCAAAACTTGAACCCTTCAAACGATTTTTTTGGTTTATCTTCATCGTTATTATACTCCTCTTCTACTCCATTGTCAAGGATATCATGCTGTGCAGTTTGTTCACAATCATATAAACGCATCTTTGCACGGTCAATTCCTACCACAAATCTCTTATGAACATTAAGATCATTGTATCGGTTTTTCAACTGCTTCACCATGATCTGTCCAAG